GGTGGTAGAATTATGTGGTTTCCACCGTATGCACTAACATTTAATGACGATTCAAAACCATCGTTTAATCAAACTACATTTTTAGGTAGACCAGAACCAATATATACATATAAAAATACATCAAGAGGTGGAAGTATAAGTTGGAAAATTATTGTGGATCATCCAGCAGTAATGAATACAATTGTACAAAAACAATTAAAAAATGTTGCAAAAAAAGAACAAGTTGATTCTATGATTGATTCGTTTTTTGCCGGTTGTTTAAAATATGATTTATACGAATTAGGTATTAAGTTCAATACAATACCTACAAGAGATTTATTTACGTATCAACAAGTATTAAATAACCCAAGACTTACCGCAGAAGAATTAGGTCAAGTTGCCTTTGAGATACCTCAAGCGCCTGAAAGTAAAGATCAGAACGCTAATAACGCTACAAATTCAAATAATACCGAAGTTAAAGTAGGTTCAGATTCTAACACTAACAATGAAACATCAACAGGTCTTGAGGATGCTTCATCTGAATTACAAAAATTTATAGGTTATGGTTGGTATTTTGAAAATAATTCACCAAATTCAATAACAGGAGCATCAACTTATGGTAGTAAAGCAACTCAAGATTTTGAGTATTGGTATAATGATTATACTAGTAAACAAAATACAACATATGTTACAAATGCCCCAGAAAAAGTTTATTTAACAAACGATACTTCAGAGGGTAAATATGGTGCAAAATATGCAATTAAAGATACTGGAAACCCAAAAGAATTTGATAGAGCATCAATCCAAGATTTTTTTAATCAAGTAATAATTGGAAACTTTACAGTTCTAAAAGGTGGTTTTTTAGAAGAAGTTAAAAAAATATTAGCTGATGATGGTGAAGTCGAAATTGATCTAACAAGTTCCGCATCAGCAACAGCTAGTGTTGATTATAATGTTGCAATTTCTGAACGTAGAAATGATTCTGTTTTACAATGGTTACAAAAACAACCTGTTAAAGATAATAAAACATTAAAAGATTATATAGATAGTAAGAAGTTAATATTAAGATTTAAAGCCAGAGGTGAACAAATTGTAATTCCAAAAACAAATGCTGATGCTGCCGCATCATCAGATCAAGACGATATTTCTTTAGTTAATAGTAATGGTGACAGTGGTTACTTAAAAGGTGAAGTAGATTGTAGAGTTAACGTAAGAGAAAGACTTTCTTATGCACCAACTTTATACTCTAGAACTGGGGCAGCAGAATGGTGGTCTATTCCACCAATGGCTTGTAGACGAGTTGCTATACAAAATATTACAGCGAGAAAAAAACCAACACCACCAGTTGAAGAAAAAAAAGAAACTGTAGTTGTTGAAGAAAAAAAAGGTGGTGGTGATAATGATAATATTAAGAAAACACCATCAGATGGAATTAAACCATCACCAAATATAACAATTGAACAAAAAATTAAAGATGGTATATCGAAAAAGGTATTAAGATTTTTATTTTCTGAGTGCGACTATTTTGAGGTTTTAAAGGAATCAGACCCAATGGTTTTCCAATCTATAAAGGATAAGATTAAATATTTTAATCCGGCATTCCATTCAACAACCCCAGAAGGTTTAAATGCTAGACTAACATTTTTGAATCAATGTGTTAGACCTGGACAAACAATTCCAATAATTGGTGCTGATGGTAGACCAAAATATAATGATGCCTTAAATACTGCTTTTGGATCACCACCAATTTTAGTATTAAGAGTTGGTGATTTTTATCACAGTAAAATCGTTCCAAATAGTTTAAGTTTTAAATATGGTGATGCTCAATATGATTTAAACCCAGAAGGTATTGGCGTACAACCAATGATTGTTGATGTTACATTAAGCTTTGACTTTATTGGTGGTCACGGGTTAAAAGGACCTGTTGAAGAATTACAAAACGCATTGTCTTTTAATTATTATGCTAATACTGAAATATACGATGAAAGAGCAACAGCGACTGAAGATGTATCAGCAAGAGATAAATACGTAGTTGAAAAAATACTTGCAAATCAACCACCGGTTAAAGTAGCTGAAGTCCAAAACCCAATACCAAAAAGAGGTGGATCAACTATTGGTAACTTATTAAATAATACAGAATTAGATTATACTCAGTTTGTAAATTCATTCTGGACAAAAACTGTTGAGTATTTTGATACGGTTATTAATACAAATTGTACAATTGTTAAAAATAATAGTATTGGATCAATATATTCTCTTTTCTTAAAAAGAAATTATTTAAAAGGAACATTTGATGAGTTTGGAACAAAAAGTGACATCTCAATTTACGGTAAACCTAATGACTTTGAAAATAGAATTAATAAATTGTTTGAGGAAACACTCAAAGATATCTCTAACGATAATGACACTTTTATGAGAACGGTAATAAAGGAAGGTAAAGATTTGAGACTAAAAGATAAAAGAGAAATAAGAGACAGATTAACAATGTATGTCCAAAATAAAAAAGATGAATTTATTTTAAATATTAATAATGACCTTAATAATTTAATTAAAATCCAAGAGGATTATGTTCAGTACATTAGAAAATTTAATTTACTATTAACAAAAACAGACGGTTCTTTAAATAGTGATAATCTTGCAAACATATATAACTTATCGGGTGTTACGTCTGGATCAACAGATAGTTTTACAGCACTTCAAAATGTTTACACGGCGATTAAAAATAAACATTTAGAATTTTTTGACAACACAGATGGTATTGTTAAATCTGTTGCATATTTAGGACTTGATTTAACAAATAATATTTATAACGAGTCTAAATCAATTTTTACTGATAAATCGGTAACCACTACTGAAATTGAAGCAACGTTTGCCCTAGACCCAACAAGAGATAACGAAACAGAAACTGATAATAGATTTTATCAAATAATGGGTTCAGTATTTTATGACGACACAAAAAAAACAGACTTAATAAATTATTTATTAAATAGTCCTTTATATGGTGAAAAAAAATCAGATGTTGAAAAAGTAATAGGTGAGGCGACAAAAAAATGTGTTAGTCAGTTTAATCTTTATACTAAAAGAAATATAGACAAAAAATTTAATGCTGAGGCTATTAAAAATTTTGAAGACCCAGAAAAAAAGGTAAATAGATATAAAAGTTTGATAACATCACCAATAGATGAAGCGGTTTCATACAAATTAAATTACACATTTACAACAGACGGTACACAACAACAAAAAGAGAGAATTACAAATCTTTATTCGACAAATAACATAAATACGAAATTTGAAACTTTCGATGGTAAAATAAAATTTAACTAATATGAGTTTACAATATTACAATAGATACAATAAATTTTTAAATAATGGACAACAACAAGTTGTTCCATATATTAATCTACCATCAAAATCAACAGACAAAAATTATATTTATAGAGTCGGTCAATCAAGACTTGATAAAATATCTTTCCAGTATTACGGGACACCGTTTTTTGGTTGGTTAATACAACAAGCAAACCCAAAGTATTCCGGATCTGAGTGGTCAATACCGGATGGTGCTATATTGACTATTCCATTTCCGTTACTAACTTCATTACAGGATTACAATAACGAATTAGAAAATTACTTTTTTTATTATGGTAGATAACGGAGAAAATATTTTAGTTGAATTTGACTATGATAATATCACCCTTGTCGACCCAAACAAAGTAATAGATGAAGAAGGTAAGGTCAAAGAAAGGTATGTCAAACAAGAAAATTTAGTTATGTATGCTAACTTGGAATGTAGTGTTGTTCCAAGAACTAAATTAGCGATTGGTGCACCATTAAATGATAATGTAAGAACAATCTCTGTTGGGAAAATCAATTTTCTTAACCCAGGTTTTAAAACATTTATGAATACAAGTTGGTCTGATGAGATCACAGGTAAGGATACTGTTAAAGGTCTTGGTGTTAATCAACCAAAATTAAACGCAGTACAGAACCCAAAGAAAAATGATGACTATTATCTAACACAATCACAATATTCTAATGGAACTCCAGGCGCTGTTGATAATGGATTACTAGGTTTAAAATCAATTAATATAGATATTAATACCGCATTTTACCCTACCGTTACAATTAAAATGGAAGACGTTAAAGGTAGAGCCTTATTTGAAGCGGGTAATAATTCACCATATGCTGCATTCTTTCAATTACCATATCCAATATTTTATTTAACAATAAAAGGTTATTATGGTAAGGCGGTTAGATATCCACTTATGTTACAAACATTCTCATCATCTTTTGATTCAAGTACCGGTAATTTTAAAATAGATTTAAAATTATTTGGTTATAAATATGGTATTATGTCTTATGTAAATTGGGGTCAGATGTTAGCAGTACCACATATGTATAATACATTTGTTAATACAAATTCACCAACAAACAAACAAGGTGTTTCTGAGTCTGTAACTTTACAAAATGACAAAATTGTAATTACAGAGTCTAAACCATCAGAAAACAAACCACAATTAGTTAGCAGAGGCTATCAAAAAATGAGAGAGGTTTATTCTGAATACAAAGCTAAAGGTTTAATTGATGATGATTTTCCGGAGTACACAGTAACAAAATTAAAAAGTAAATTAGATACTTTTATAAAAGAGATTCTAGAAAAATTTTCAAAAGAAAATCTTGGTACTTTAACTGAATTGGATAATTATCAAACACTTCTAACCGAGTTTTCAAAAAAAGTATTCTTTAATACAAACTCTTGGTATAGAACATATTTGGATACCAAAATACCTTTAGTTCTTAGTGATGATTCAAAAGTTTATACCTATAAAAAAGAATATGATGATGAATCAAAAAGAGCTGCTGCAGAAACAGAACTTGACGGTATTATAAAAGATTTTTTAGCAAAACTTGGTGCCAACAGTGTTGGTGGTAAAAATGGTAGTTATGTTGTTGGAGGTAAAACAACAAAGAGTGAAATTCCAATTGATGTTGATATAAATAAATTTAAAAAAGATGTATCATCTAAAGATGTTGATTTTTCAAAATCATATAAAGAAACAACAGGTAAAACAATTTCCGGCACAACAGAGTTAGATCTTTTTAAAAATACCTTATCACCTATAATTGATAAAGCAAAGTGGTTTATATTTGATGGTAAAAACACTTTTAATGAAATAATTGCAACGGCTTCTAAAAATGTAACAACATTAAGAACTGAAGTAGAACAAAAAATTACAGAAAGTTTAACAGAACAATTAACAAGAAAAGATAGTGGTATAGGATTTAAACCAACTATCAGAAATATTTTAGCACCATTTTTTGCCCAAGGTGAAGCATTTTTAAGGTTAATGGATGATGTTCATACAGCCGCTTGGGGGGTTAGAGAAAATCCTTATCGTAAAGCAGCGGTACTTGGTGGATCTACAACAGTACAAAGTGTTGATGTAAAAGTTCCTGGTCAAACAACAGAACCAATTTATCCTTGGCCACAAGTTTTACGTGAATATACAGCAACAGATGGTAATGAAAAATTTGAACAAAAATACCCTGGAGATCCATCAATATCATCACTAACAAAAGCATATATAACGGAATTATGGCCTGAAGTTGAATTTGTTGAAGAATATATAAAAGGTTTTATTGAAAGAGATACACCAGAACCAGATTTTGGTGATACAAGTAATTCAGTTTTTAAACCAAATAGATTAAGTCTTAATGCTGTAGATTTCCCAATTACAAATGAAGTATTTCAAAATAAAGAGGAAGTTAAATTTTATTATGAGATATACGAAAGAGTTATTGTTAATTCTTTCTATTCAAAATTAAGTAGAGTACCTGGATATCAGTCAAGTGTTTATCTTGTTGAATCTGAAAATGAAAAATTAAATGTTATAAAAAGTCTTGGTTCCGAAAGTCCATTTTTACAAAAGAAATTAAAACAGTATTTAATTGATTCGGCAAACTATACAACATTTTTAAGACACATCTCAAACCAAGGAGAAGGCGAAAGTTGGCAAAAATTTATTAGAGGTGAGTTTGTAACACCCTATTTAAAAAATAAAGTTGAAAACCCATTTCAAATATTCAACAGTACATTGTTATTAAGTGAAAGATCACAACCAGATTTATCTTTGACACAAGAATTAAAAATTGTTGATTATATTCAAAACCTAACATCAAGTAATGAGTTTGATTTTACAGATATGTACCCAATAACAAACCTTGATTGGTGTAAAAAATATTTAGCAAATGGAAAATCATTAAATGGTGAAACTGAAGTTTTTAACACAAATAAAGTGTTAAACTATAATACAATACACAAAACAATTACCAATTTTTCAAAAGACGATACCGTAACAACTAAAAGACCAGTTACTAATTTTAATTACACAACCGGAGTATTTTCACAACAAATTGATACTAACCTAAAACAATTTTATAAAAATAGAAAAATAGAGGATCAGTTCATAACTGAAGGTAATTTAAACTATTCTGGATATACTGGTTATTTAGATTCAGAACAAACAACTTCAATGTTAAACACACCATTTTTTATAAATGCAATACAAAATGGTGTATTTAATTTTAGATATAAAAGTAATGATTTGTCACCGTATAAAGCGGCTGCTTATTATTTTCTTAATAGTTTACCTTTAGCCACATTAAGAGAGAAATATAAAAGTCAGGATTCTTCATCAGATCTAGATTATATTATATCAACTTTGAAAAAATTTGGTGGTGTACACAGACTACCTTACGCTTGGATTTTAAAGTATGGTTCTATTTGGCACAGATATAAAACTTGGAATAGAAAAGGTATTGACATATTAGACGACTCTTGGAAGGATTTTAATTATGTTGGTAATTATGATCCATCAAATTCTGCAACAACAAAAACTTATACTCTTAATATAAATAATACTGAAAAAAATATAGTATTACAACAAAATTTGACTGCCGGTACAGCAACCACAACTTACATGAATACAGGTTTTTACCCAAAGTTAGTTGATGATATGAATGTGTTTTTACAAGGACTAAAATTATTTTCTGGAACAACACAATTAAATGGTACGGCAAGTGTTTTTGATACAACACTTATTGTTTATTCAGTCAATGACAATAATCTAGCGCCAGGTCAAATTCTTGCTGGTCCTGGTATTGATGTAAACACAACAATAGTTTCACAAGTTAGTGGTACTACTGGAGGTGTTGGAACATATACGATAGCTCCGGTACAAAATTTAACAATATTAAATGGTACTTGTACAATAACTGGAACAACTATGGATGTTCTAAGTATAACAGGAGGTACATTAACACCAAACCAAATTATTGGTGGTTTAGATATAGAATTAAACACTAAAATACTTTCACAAGTAAGTGGAACAACCGGTGGTGTTGGGAGATATACTATTGATATTTCACAAAATAAAACACTTACAACATTTTTTGAAGTAAATCCCGAAGTTTTTTTTGTTACAAATGCTGCAACTGGTGGCTACACTCAAGGTGAAGTACAAACTTTAATTGATGATGGTAAATTAGTGTTATCAACAAATATTGAAAGTAAAATTATAAAAGCACCAGGTTTTGATAATAACAACCCATCAAGAACTTTAGCATTATCAACTTGGTCGGTTTTATCTAAATCAAATACGTCTGATTCGTATTATGTTTTACCATCTTTTGGTAATACAATAAATCAGGTAAATGATGAGTGTTTTAAAAACAATAATTTAAAAGTAGAGGTACAATCAAACCCAGCTATATTTAATGGATCGGTTAGGTTATTCTGGGGTGCACCAAATTATGGATATTTCGACACCTCAAAAGTTGCAAAAGCATCACCAGATTCATATTTTAAAGAAATGTTTCCTGATAAATCAATACAACAAAATTTTTCTTTAAACGGTGATTCAAAAAAGTACACAAAAATTTCTGAAATATTTACAACGTTTGAAACAAACTTATTGGATTATCTTGAAAACGAATTTTTAAACTTTAGTCGATCAATTTATGATTACAAAACTTTAATACCAGGTGAACCAGGGGCTGAAACTGAAACAGAAATAGCCTTCAAAAATTTCCAATACTTAATGAGACAGTTGATGTTGATTACAAAACCAAATGATTTAAACTCAGAAGGACTTGTAACGGAAGTAATCCAAAAACAAAATGAGAATTTACAAAAACTACTAAGTAAGTTTATGGAATATGACGTTGTTTTTAAAATGGGTAACCCAACAATGTTTGATAGACGATTATTCTATACATTCTCTACAAAATTTATTCAAGATCCAATTTCATATCAAGGTTATAATCAAGGAACACCAGGTTCATTACCAACAAATGGTGGTTCTATAACTTTAGCACAATCAAAAACAGCAAACCCAGAAACTTGGAAAGATTTGGAATATTATGTTGGTTTTTCTGAAATCCCACAATTTGTTTATTCCGATAATGGCTCTTATATCACAGACTTTTTTGTTGATATGAATGTTCAATTCAACCAAAAAAACGTAAAAGAATTCGCGCCAATTATAAAACTTTATGCAACACAAAAGTTAAAAAACAAAAATATTAATATATCTGATTTTTACAGTTTAATGAATACATATTTGGATACAACTGAATTGTATCAGAATAATGTAATAAATGATTTAATGACGGGAATTAGAAATGACTTACCAGAGATTGTTGTTACAAATGAAGGTCAGGATAATAAAGCACCATTACAGGGTGATCAGTCAAGAGATGAGTTATGGGATTTATTTAAAAACTTAAACGATACATGGATTGCTGGAGCAGATATTAAAAACAAAACTTTATTTGAGGATGTGTTATTATTTGACAGAGCTAGTAGAGATATTGGACAAAAAGTTTTAATTGATATTTTTAAAATAAAAGATTTAATTGAGACCGGTTTGGTAAAAAATAGTATGTACAATTTAATAAGTACAATACTACAAGAAAACAATTTTACAGTAATGCCATTACCTTCTTTTACAAATTTTTACAATGTTCAGGATGCGGTAAAAAATCCAGTACCAAAACCAGAAGGTACTTTAGAGTTTGCTAATTCTTTTTGGGGAACATTCTTAAATGTTGATTATAGAAACTCATCACCAAAAATATTGTGTTATTATAATACAAAACCAAGTGCACATTTGGCCATGAATGATAATGCTGATTATAGATATAGAGACGATGCTTTTGATTTGAGAAGAGCAAGTGATAATCCATTACTTGAAAATCAGTTAAATAAAAAAAATTGGGACAAGTCAAATAAAATTGTTGGATTCAATGTAGATGTTAGTTTACAAAACCAACAAATATTTGAAAATATAAGTCTTAATCAAGATGCCGGACAACCAACAGCAGAATCTCTTGAAATGATTAATCAAATGGCAAATCAAAGTAGAAACAGAGGTGTTGCAACACAAAGTGTTTCACTCTACAATTTATATAGAAATAGAAGTTATACTTGTAGTATTGATATGATGGGAAATGCTTTGATGCAACCAATGATGTATTTTAACCTTAGAAACGTACCAATGTTTAGTGGTCCATATATGATTACAAAAGTTACACACACAATTGGTGAAGGAGATTTTAAAACATCAATAACTGGTACTAGACAACCTTTTTATAGTTTACCAAAAATAGATAATTTTATTCAATCCTTAAGTGTAAATCTTATAAATAAGATTAAAGAACAAATACAAAAACAAGAGGTTGAAAATAAAAACTTTAGTGGTAATGTGATAACAGAGGTTAACACTGTTGTTTCAAACGTTACAGGAAAAGATACATTAACATCTAATCAAAACTGTTCAGATAAATTAAATGCGGCATATGTTGGGTTTACAGGTATTGATGCTCCTGAAACATATTCTTATACCCCAAAACAAATGAATGATTTTTTAATTTCAAGAACTAAAAGTTATGGTTTAACAACTGGTTCTCAGAAAGAAATAGATATTAGAGAATTGTTATTTGTCTTCTTTTATATGGATACCGGTAACTCAACAGGGTTCAAAGCATATGAAAATAATTTTGGAACAATAAGTTTAAATGATACTTACGGTCCTTCTTTTGTTAACTTTATAAACAAAAAATATTTTTGTTTAAGTAAAGGAAATAACATTAATATACCAGTTGTTTCGTTTTCCGGTATAAACAATTTTATAGATTTTGCAATATCAAAAATATACCCTAGTATTGGTTCATATCAAAGTTCTAGAAATATACCTAATGTTGTTAAACAATATGTAAACCTATGGGCTTCAGTTAGAAGTGCAAATGTTTATACAAAAATGACTGAACAAGATAAAAAAACTTTAGAGAATAAAGCTAGTGAAGGGTTAAACGTTTTTAATTCAATTAACCCATAATTTTATTGAAACTAATGATATTTATATAAAAAAAAAGATTATGAGCAGAACTAAATTAATTTTGGATAATTACCTAGGTAAGAATACAAGAATGTCAGAAAAAGATGCCGGAAATGGTTTTAAAGAGGTTTGTGATTTAGACACAGGAGATTGTTTTACTATAAGAGAAAAAGATGGTCTTATTGAAAGAGTTGATAACACAATGAAAACAAATAAAAGAATCCAAGTTGAAACTAAAGGAGGAATAAAACAATTATTAAACGGATAAAATGGCTATAGATAAAAAAATTTTACAGGAAATCGCAAGATTTAAAAATATAAACACTTATATTATGGAGCAAGAAGCTCCACCCCCACCAGATCCAGCGGCAGATCCTTTAGCAGGAGGGGCACCACCATTAGACCCAGCAGCAGGAGGGGCACCACCATTAGATCCGGCGGCAGGAGGAGCACCACCGGCACCAGACGCAGCGGCAGGAGGAGCACCACCGGCACCAGGTGTAGCACCAGGAGCACCACCGGCACCAGTTGATGTTGCGGCAGATAAGGATGTTGAAGAAATTGGTGGTGAAGAAAAAGAAGATGAAGAAAAAATTGAAATAACTGACCTTGTAAATTCACAAAAAAATATTGAACAAAAACAAGAAGAATATTTTAATAACTTATTTAATCAACTTAAAAATTTAGAACAAAAATTAGGTGATATGGATCAATTAGTTTCTAAAATAGATGGTTTAGAAAATAAGATTGAAAAAATTAGACCAAAAACACCAAAAGAAAAATTAGAATTAAGAACTCTTGATTCTGGACCATTTAACCAAAAACTTTCTGACTTCTTTACAGACAAACAAGATGAAATGGAAAAATCTGGTAAAAATGAATACGTACTAACTTCAGATGAAGTTGAACAATTTTCAAAGGATCAAATTGAAAATTCGTTTAATGATTATGAAGACAATGAAGACGATACTGATATGATGTAATTTGAAAGGGACGTAAATGTCCCTCTCAAATTTTTAACAGATTATTGACTGCGACACAAATTTTAATTATACTTTCTATTGTAAACCTTTAAAAACAAATACATATATGGCGACAAACAATGTTTTAGACGCGGTTCTCTCACAGTATGAGAACTCAAAATCCGGAGACTATTCATCTGGATCAAAAATGTCTCAAGAAGACAGAATGAAAAAGTATTTTGCTGCAATACTTAAAGACAACGAAAAGCAAGCACAAAAAAGAGTCCGTATCTTACCTACACCAGACGGATCTTCCCCATTCAAAGAAGTATGGTTTCATGAAATTTTTATTGATGGTAAATGGCAAAAGTTTTACGATCCGGCAAAAAATGATAATGAAAGATCACCTTTGAGTGAAGTTTACGAAGAATTAATGTCAACTGGTAAAGATTCTGACAAAGAATTAGCAAAACAATACAAACCACGTAAGTTTTATATTGTTAAAGTTATTGATCGTGACAACGAACAAGACGGTCCTAAATTCTGGAGATTTAAACACAATTACAAACAAGAAGGGATTTTTGATAAAATTATTCCTATCTACAAAGCAAAAGGTGATGTTGCAGACCCAGAAAAAGGAAGAGACCTAATCCTTGAGTTAACAAAAGCAAAAACACCAAAAGGAGCTTTCTATACTGTAATCCAAACTGTTATGTATGATGACCCATCTGCAGTACATGAAGATGAAGAAACAATGACAAGTTGGGTTGATGACGAACTTACTTGGGAAGATGTTTACTCTAAAAAACCTACAGAATATTTAGAAGCTGTTGCTCGTGGTGAAACACCAAGATGGGATTCAGATGCTGGAAAATACATTTATTCAAACTCATCAGAAGAAGAAATCGTAATGGGTGGTACCAAATCTAAAACTGAAACAAAAGTTGAGGATCCACAAGCAAACGATGAAATTGATGAGGAATTACCATTCTAATTTTAATTAAAATATGTGGGTATATTAGTACACAATGTACCCACTTTTTCTTATCTTTTTATAAAAGAATAATATGGCAATCAAAAAAAATGACTTTAGTTCGATAAAGAAAAAATTCTCTTCGGACGCAAAATACAAACCACAAAGATATTTCGATTTAGGTCCGGCATTTTTGGATGCTGTTGGACTTCCAGGACCTGCTATGGGGCATATTAATATGTTTTTAGGACATTCCGATACTGGTAAAACAACGGCTCTTGTTAAGACCGCTGTCGATGCACAGAAAAAAGAGATACTTCCAGTTTTTATCATTACAGAACAAAAATGGTCTTTTGAACACTCAAAACTTATGGGGTTTGAATGTGAAGAAGTTGTTGATGAAGAAACTGGTGAATTAACTTGGGACGGTTTCTTTTTATTCAATAATAATTTTAGTTATATTGAACAAATTACAGATTATATTAATGATTTATTAGACGCACAAGAAAAGGGAGAACTAGACTATTCTCTTTGTATTATGTGGGATTCTGTTGGATCTGTACCTTGTAAAATGACTTACGAAGGTAAAGGTGGTAAACAACACAATGCAAGTGTTCTAGCTGATAAAATTGGAATGGGAATCAATCAAAGAATTTCAGGCTCAAGAAAAGCGGATTCAAAATACGAAAACACATTAATAATCGTTAATCAACCTTGGGTTGAATTACCAGACAATCCATTTGGTCAACCAAAAATTAAAGCAAAAGGTGGTGAAGCAATTTGGTTAAATTCATCTTTAGTATTTTTATATGGGAATCAAAAAGGTGCTGGAACAACAAAGATTACTGCAACAAAAGACAAAAGAACTGTTAAATTTGCGTCAAGAACAAAAGTATCCGTTATGAAAAACCACATCAATGGACTTGGGTTTGAAGACGGTAAGATTATTGTCACACCTCACGGGTTTTTACCTGGCAAGGATGCGACAGAAGAAAAAAAGTCTATTGAAGACTACAAAAAAGATTATGCCGAATATTGGAAAAATATTATTGGTGTAGATGGTGAATTTGATTTAAAAGAAGAAAAAGTTTATGAACAAGAATAAATTAAAAGTAGTATCATTATTTTCTGGTTACGGAACTCAAGAGTTGGCCTTAAAATACATTGGTGTTGATTATGAAAATGTTGCAAACTGTGATAACTTCAAACAAGCAAACGAGTGTTATGATGTTCTACATACAACAACTCATGGAAACCTTGGAGACATAAGAATGATAAATGAAAACACATTTCCAGGGTGTGATTTATTAACATATTCATTTCCTTGTCAGGATATATCAATATCCGGAGTTCAAAAAGGAATTAAAGAAGGTACAAGGAGTGGACTATTATTTGAAGTTGAAAGACTATTGAGTGCAAATAGACCAAAATATCTTTTGATGGAAAATGTTAAAAATTTGGTATCTCACAATCATATTGAAAATTTTAAAAAACATATCTATTTTTTAAGGGGTCTTGGTTATAGTTCATTCTGGAGAGTACTTAATGGTGCCGATTTCGGTTGTCCACAGAATAGAGAAAGAGTTTTTATGATGTCAGTATTAAACAGTAGTATTGACGAGGTAAAAGAAAAAATGATGAATGTTGATAATCACAAAAGAACAAGAGTTTCTATGAGACCACACATTGAAGAAACTTTTAATGAGTCTTTAATTATTGATTGTCCTTTTACTCCACACGAACCAAAAAAACATACAATATGTAAATTAGTTGGAAGAAGAGACGATGTTGCATATGATCAAGCAAGAAGAATTTATTCTATTGATGGTTGTTCACCTTGTCTTACAACAAGTGGTTCACCACAAATTCTAACAGAAGATGGAAGGGTAAGAACTATTTCAGCTAGAGAAGCTTACAGATTTATGGGGGTTAGAGAACAGGACATTAATTTGTTATTAACAACATCTTTATCAAATACAGCACACGTTGCAATGGCTGGTAACTCAATCTGTGTCCCTGTTATGGAAGCAATATTTAGTGAGTTTTTCTCCGATTATATGAAAGAAAAAGATTTAATATCGTCAAACCCTTTCAACCAAGAATTTAATGACTAAAACCCTTTTAGTTGACGGAAACAACTTATTAAAAATTGGTTTTCATGGTGTTAGAGACTTCTTTAACAATGGAGAACATGTTGGGGGTACCTGGCACTTTTTGAACACTCTAAGGAAGTTTTTAGAAGAAAATAACTATAACAAAGTTGTTGTATTTTGGGATAGTGAAACCGGTTCTTCACAGAGAAGAATTATATATCCAAAATATAAACTTAACCGTAAACAAAAAAGTGAAGAAGATTTTAAAGAACAATCTTTTTTAAATCAAAAACAAAGGGTAAAACAATACCTTGAAGAAATGTTTGTAAGACAATTAGAAGTTGAACAATCTGAGGCTGATGATTTAATTGCTTACTATTGTCAAATTTCTGAAGACGAAGATAAGACTATATTTTCATCAGATAGAGATTTAACACAGTTAATTTCTGAAAAGGTAACTATATATTCACCCCAACAAAAACGATATTATAAGAATGGTGACGGAATAAAAATTTATGAATCCGAAATACCACACTATAATGTTAAAACCTATAAAATATTAACTGGTGATAGTTCAGATAATATTGATGGTATTTTTTATTTGGGTGAAAAGACATTTCTTAAATTGTTTCCGGAGATACTTGATACTGAGTTAAAATATACCGATATTTTAACAAAGGCTGAACATTTATTAACAGAACAAAAAGGAAATGTTGCTTTACAAAATCTCCTTAGTGGGAAAACCAAAGAGGGAATATTTGGAGAAGAGTTTTTCACAATCAACGAAAAAATAGTGGACTTAGCTAATCCACTCATTTCGGACGAAGGAAAAGAACTTGTTAGGTCGTATTACTCAGAGTCATTGGATCCTGATGGTAGAGGACACAGAAACCTAATAAGAATGATGATGGAGGACGGATTCTTCAAATTTCTCCCAAAGGGTGATGACGCTTGGGTAAATTTTTTAAAACCATTTTTAAAACTATCAAGAAAAGAAAAAACAAATTTTAGAAACAAACCAAAAAAGTAAAAAAAAATGAGAGAACAAGAAATAACAAAAGTAGAATTTTTGTTAATGTGTAATGACAACATCGTGGTTCAAAGATTCTTTAATGTTAAAGGGTTTAACAAAAACGCCCATAAATCAGAAGAGCTTTATGACTACATAAGAACCTTTTGTAATGAACTTCAATATAATTTGAAGATGAGATCGGTTGTTTATATGTTGGACAATCAGTATGAGATTTCTGAAAATCCAGAAGTATTAAACACATCAATTACGGAAGGTCAAGAAAATTTTAACCTTTATATTAAGGTTGGGGACATGACAATTTGTCAGAGATCATTCGATGCAAAAGTATACCCACCGAAGGTCAGATATACCGTAGACCTACGCCCAAGGCTAAAAGGTATCCTAACAGACTTGACTGACATTTTTTCAGACAAAAAATTTAATTATTTTTATCCACAATTTATTCAAAACTAATAGTATTTATCTTTACTGATAGGAGGAAAAATTATGGCGACAAACAAAAACTTTGAATATCTTGGTAACAATTTTCAAATTCAATTACTTAATCAAATCATTTTAGATAAAGACTTTTCACATTCAATAATTGATGTAATTGAGAACAACTATTTTGAGAATAAATATTTCAAAATCATTATACAGATGATTAAGGAGTATTATAAAAAATACGACCATACACCTTCTTTTGATACCTTAGAACAAGTTGCAAAATCCGAACTACAACAAGAAACTGCTGTTAAAGTTGTACTTGATACAATTAAGAAAATTAAGTCTGCACCTATCGACGGGGTAGATTTTGTACAAGAGAAAGCTCTTAAATTTTGTAAACAACAAGAGTTACAGAAGGTAATGAAAAAGGCTCAAAAAATTATTGACGGTGGTGAGTTTGAAAACTATGACACACTAGAAGAATTAGTAAGAGACGCTTTACTTGTCGGTTCAAAAGACACATCAATGATGGATGTATTTTCTAACATGGATCAAGTATTAGAGGAAGATTATAGACATCCAATACCAATGGGTATACCAGGTATTGATAGATTGTTGAAGGGAGGATTGGCTAAAGGTGAGATAGGTGTTATCTTGGCACCAACCGGAGTCGGTAAATCAACAGTATTAACTAAGATCTCAAATCACGCATTTAACTTAGGTTTTAACGTCCTACAAATATTTTTTGAGGATAACCCAAAAGTGATACAAAGGAAACATTTTACCCTTTGGACAAAAATTCATCCTGACGAATTGTCAGACAAAAAAGATGAGGTAATGCAAAAAGTAAAAGACATTAAAGAAAAAATGCCAAATGAGTTGATCTTGAAAAAATTACCATCAGATACCAAAACTATGTTGCAAATCAAGAACGAAGTAAGAAAGATGATTGCAGACGGAGTTAAAATAGATATGGTTGTTGTTGATTACATTGATTGTATTGTTCCAGATAAAAACCTAGGAGATGAATGGAAGAGTGAAGGATCGGTAATGAGAGGATTTGAAGCTATGTGTCATGAATTAAACATTGTAGGGTGGACGGCAACCCAGGGAAATAGATCTTCAATCTCATCGGAAGTTGTAACGACTGACCAGATGGGGGGATCAATTAAAAAGGCACAAGTAGGACACGTTATTATTTCAGTAGCAAAAACATTACAACAAAAAGAAATGAAGTTGGCCACAATAGCAATTACCAAATCTCGTATTGGAGATGATGGTGTGGTGTTTGAAAATTGCAAGTTTGATAATGCTATGATTGAAATTGATACCGAATCCACAACCACATTCTTAGGTTTAGAAGAACAAAAAGAAGAAAGACAAAGACAAAGGGTTAAGGAGTTGTTAGAAAAAAGACAACAAAGAGAACAAGAAAAACAAAAAACTTCAGAAAATTAAATAAAAATAATTAAATTTGTAAAAAATGGATATTTCACAGAAAATATTGAGCGATATTACGGTGTATATGAAATACGCTAAATTTGTCCCGGAATTAAATAGAAGGGAAACATGGGAAGAACTGGTAACAAGAAATAAAGAAATGCACCAGAAAAAATACCCAAACATTAAAGACGA